GGGAGTAGGGGAGTAGTAGTGGTAACCACCACCATAAGTATAACGATATACTAATCATCTATACGTGTGATGACCCTGTTTCTACCAAAAAATTTTTATGTCAACAATTTTCAAAAAATTTGTGCTATATTTTGTTTAATGAAATCTTACAAAGGAAATTTTAGAACATCACAGGTTATCACAGCATCAGAAGATGGGAAGCTCCCAACCGAGATCCAAGTGTTACCAGTTGGTGAGTGGAACACCCTACCCTATGGTCTCTTCAAAGTAACAACAGAACATCTAAGACAGATGATTGCTAACTTCAATATGGGGACACGCAAGGCAGTGCCAGTTGATGTTGACCATGACGGCGGTAAGGCTGCCGGCTGGATTGATGAGTTATTCGCCAAAGAAGATGGATTATATGCAAAGGTTGAGTGGACACCGTACGGCCAGGAACTGATTGAAGGAAAAATCTACAAGCTATTTTCACCAGAATTTTCGTTGAACTACGTCGATCCGGAATACAGTACGGATCACGGAGCAGTATTTATTGCAGGGTCATTAACCAATAGACCTTTATTTAAGGAGCTAAGTTATATCACTGCTTCAGAGAAGCCACTAGCTGACGGATCTGGAGTCGTGCTACTATTTAGTCAAGAAAGTATGAATATAGAAGAATTAAAAGCAAAAAACAAAGAGGATCTAACCCAAGAAGAGTTAGATTTCTTAAAAGAGAACGAGGCACAGTTGTCTGATGAGGACAAAACTAAGTTTGGTTTAGTAGAAGCCAAGACTGAGGGAAAAACCGAAGAAGAGGAATCTACTGAGGCTAAAACCGAGGAAAAGGCTACAGAAGAAGAGGAATCTGCTGATGAAAAGAAAGAAGAAGCCACTTCTGACGTAAAAGCTACTGAAGGCGAAATAGTGACCATAACCGCTTCTGAGCTTGCCCAACTAAAGGCTAATGCCCAAGAAGGGATAAAGGCGAGGGAAGAATTGGTAGCTAAACAGGCCAGCGAGCTAATCGGGGGCTTTGTTTGCAATGATAAAGGCGGAAAGATCCTACCTAAGGATAAAGATGCCTTTGTTGACTTCTACCTAAAGTGTTCTGATCAGCAAAAAGAGGATTTTGTAGGGCTTTTAAAGGTTTTACCAGAGACAAAGGTAGCCGGCGAGGTAGGCAAGGACAGCCCAGCTTTAACCGCAAAGGAAGAGCTAGAACAGTCTATCCAAGCTGAAATCAAGGCTTCAGAAGGAAAATTACAGTATGGGGACGGATTAAAATTAGTTTCAAAAAAGAACCCTGAGCTTATCAAGAGATACGCTGAGGAATCTAAAAATCAATAAAAATGGCTCAATACCAAGAAGGAAATCACATTGCTTTCAAAGCGACAAGTGATTTAAGCACTAAACAGTTTTACATAGTTAAGCTTGACAGTACTGAAAACGTTGCTGTGTTAGCTTCTGCTGCTACAGACAAGCTTATCGGAGTTTTATTAAATAAACCTAAATCCGGTGAGACAATGGATGTGTACGCTAGAAACGCTAGTGGAACAGGTAAAGTTATAGCTGGCGGAGACATTACTGTAGGGGCTTACATAACCTCTGATGGTGATGGTAAAGCAGTCGCTACAACCACTGCTAGACAGCAAGTTTTAGGTATAGCTTTAGAAGCTGCTGCAGCCGGTGATATTTTCAAGTATATGCCGATGGATATCACACATCCAGAGACAGCTTAATAGTATTTAATTTAAATTATTTAAAATGCCACAATATAACGACTATCATGTCGATCCAGTACTAACAAATTTATCAATTGCGTATAGCAATTCGGAATATATCAACTCGATATTGTTCCCAAGACTTACTGTTAAAGCTAAGTCTGGTATCTACTACAAGTTTGATAAGTCTAAATTAAGACCTGAGGACGCAAGAAGAACGGGCCAAGAAAGAGCTGCTAGAGTAGATTTTGGTCTAACAAAAGCCAGCTATGGCCCATTAACTGAGAGATCTCTAGAAGAAGCGATTGAATGGGAGATCAGAGACACTTATCCAAGCCCAATGGATGCCCAAACCGATGCAACGGAAAACGTTACAGAAAGATTGGAAGTATCTCTTGAGAATGAGTTGGCTGCCATGATAACAGATACAGGTACTGTTACTCAGAACACAACTTTGTCTGGTACATCACAATGGAGTGATTACGTCAATTCTGATCCAAGAAACGATGTAAGAGCAGCAAAGGATGTTATCCAGTTAGCAGCACTAAAAACACCTAACACTTTGGTATTAGGTTATGAAGTATATTCAGCATTAAGCCTTCACCCTGATTTATTAGGCAGCTTGTCTAATGACACAGTAAAAGTGCTTTCACCTGAATTATTAGCTTCTATCTTAGGAGTAGAAAGAATCATCATCGCTAAAGCAGTAAAGAACACTGCTGTAGAAGGCCAAACTGATTCTCTAAGCTATATCTGGGGTAAGAATGCAATCTTAATGTATATCAACCCAAGACCGGCTATGAAGCAGATTACTGCTGGATACACTTTGACACTAGAAAACGGTAGATATGTAGACGCATGGACAGAAGAAGCCATCAAGAATGATTTTGTTAGAGTCAATGACTACATGGAGTTCAAGTTAATGGCTGTTGAAGCTATGTACTTGATCAAGAACGCAGTAGCTTAATTTATTTGAAAGGCTACCAAAATGCAAACCAAATATGGAAAATTTAGAGACAAAAGGCAAAAAGTTGGGGTAAAAGGTATTGTTAGCTTCCCTTTCTCGTTTGAATCAAACGAGCAGGGAGCTACACCAATATACTTCCCTATGCCTGTTAAGATTACAAAAATCAGAGCTGTTGCTCAAAAAGCTATAGCTGGTTCCGATAATGGTACTTTAACCGGTGCTAATGCTACCGGTAATTCGACTGGTGGAGTTGCTACTTTCACAGCTAGCGATGCTATTGCTACTGAGAAGACAGCTACACCAACAACCAACAACACAGTTGCGGCCGGAAGTTATTACAAGGTTACCTCAGCTAAATCAACCGCTGGAGGTAAGGGAGTGGTTACCCTTGAGTTTGAAACTATTTAATTAGTTAACTAAAAACTATGGAAGTAAAAGTATTATCGAATTTAAAACACGATGGCGTTCTATACGAAGCCGGCAAGACTATAGACTTAGACAAGGATATAGCTTATGGCTTAATAAAAGCTGGTGTAGTAGAGCGATCAAAAAAGGTTTCTGAGCCTGAAAAACCAGAAGAGCCTAAAAAAGAGAAATCGCTTAGTAAGATGAATAAAGCTGAGTTAACGGCGGAGGCAGCAGAAAAAGGCATCGATGTCACTGAAGAGATGACTAAGGATGAGATGATCGCCAAGATCAAGGGAGAATAATATGAGCACTCTTAAGCGGAGGTCATTTGAAATTCTCTCCTTGGCTGCCAGGGCGGCCGCGACTACCAATTCTTCAGCTTATGACTGCAAAGAGTTTGGTAAGGCTTCGCTGTTAGTCAGATCTGCTGCAGAGACTGGCACTCCGGACGCAAGAACCCTTGATGTTAAGCTTCAGGGGTCTCTTGATGAGTCTGGAGACAACTGGGTTGATATTACAAGCGGTGCGATTACCCAGATAACAGCAGCCAACGCTAATCAGCAGAAATACGATATCGTTATTCAAGGTATGCGTAGAGTAAGGGTTGTTCACGTGTTAGCTTTCACTAACGGGACCACACCTACTTTACAAACGCAGGTAGTACTTGGTTTATATCAATAAAATATGGCAGACGTAATTTATAACTCGTTTAAGCGAGACATAATGAATGGAGGTATTGATTTAGATACCGACACAATAAAAGTAGCGTTAGTTACCTCTTCTTACACACCTGATCAGGATGCTCATGATAACTTTGATGACATCACAGACGAGGTATCAGGCACTGGGTATACAGCTGGTGGAGCAGCCCTCGCCAATAAGGTTGTTTCGGCAGACAATACCGATAACGAAGGTGTGTTTGATGCTGATGATGTGACCTGGGCTAGCTCTACAATTACAGCTAGAGGTGCTGTTCTTTATAAGGACACAGGCACACCTTCAACAAGCAAGCTTATTTGTTACATCGATTTTGGATCGGACAAGATCTCGAGTAACGGTAACTTCACAATCACATGGAACGCTGAAGGGATTGTTAATCTGGGCTAACCGTGTGTTACCCTTTTTGCAGTAGGATATTTAATGCCTTTGGCAAAATGAACAATTATGGCATTGGATTTACTGGATAAATCCCCAAGCGGGAATAATTTAACAAATAATGGCGCAACGGAAGAAACATCAAGTCTTCCGTTTGTAGGTAGTGCTTCTGCCGCCGTTCTTGTTAGGTCGCAAAGTGATTATCTGTCTGCGGCTGATTCCCCTTCTTTGTCTGTGACAGGGGATTTTACGATTGAGTTATGGGTTAAACTTACTTCACTTCCCGGTGCCCAGATACTTGTATCTAAATTTGATTTTGGTAATGGCAACGCCTCCTATATTCTTGATATTAATGCTTCCAACAAACTTAGAGTCAGGTATAGCGCGAACGGTAGCAATACTGATACTACAATAATCACGAGAACGGCTGCCTTTTCTGATCCTACTGACATAGGAGTTTGGATCCATATAGCCGTAGCGGTTGATGTATCAGCGAAGACCGCCACAATGTATATCAATGGGTCTTCTGTAACAGTAGATGCGGCAACAGGGTCTTCCACGTCTGTTTTTGATGGCAACGCAAAGTTTGGTATTGGGTTGCAGTATAGCAGTACGGTAGTTAGCGGACCTCATCCTGATGTAACGATAGACGAGGTCCGTTTATGGAATGATATTAGAGATTCATCAGAGGTTGCCGCTAATTATAATAAAGAGCTTGTAGGAAACGAAGCAGGTCTTGTTGGCTATTGGCCTTTTGAAGCTTTATCTGTTTCGACCTCAGTTTCGCCGGG